ACATCCTGAAAGGTTTACTCGACTCCCTTATCCACGCCGGATTTGCGGAAGACGACGAGCAATTCGATGACATTCGCGTAATTCGTGGTGTGAAAGTACCAGGCGGACGGCTTGGAATAAAAATCACCGAACTGGAGAACGTATGAACGCCACAATTCAAACGATACCAGAGCTTCTTATCCAGACACGAGGCAATCAGACCGAAGTGGCGAGGATGCTTTCCTGCGCAAGAGGAACAGTGCTCAAGTACAACCGAGACAGCAAAGGCGAGCGTCACGCAATAGTTAACGGCGTCCTGATGGTCAAACAGGGCAAGAGGGGAAGACGATGAGCATAAGAGAACTAAACCTCACCAAAGAGCAGCACGATTGGCTGAATGGATGGCTTGAACTGTGGGGAGCATGGGTTTATTCAGGTCGTCTGGAAAAGCGCATGAGCAGCGTAATAGCTAAGTTCATGGAGAGCGTAGAGCCGGGAAGAGTTATGACAAGGCCAATGTGCAATGATGATGATGGAATGTTGATTTCTCAGGTCGTCGATTCCGTCATGTACATTGACAAGAAAGCCTTTGGAATCCTCCTCAGCTACTACGCTCATGGCTCTTCCAAGCACGCCATTGCATCTTACTATCATCGCGTCGCAAGACCTCGCAAGATGTTATGCCGTGGCGGCGGGCGCATTCAAAAACCATCGCTCGCAACCTGTCGACGGGAAGTTGACGAAATCCTTAATGCCTCGTTGTTTATGATTCACCCGGTTCTGGATAGTGCGTTTAAAAATCGGAAATGTGTAGAGAAAATTAAACATGTAGCATAGAACGTGTTGACATCATTGAGCAAATGAGCAACACTATTCACATAAGCTGCCGTTATGTGACTCTTAAGTTGCAACGGTGGCTTTTTTTGTTTGCACAACAGGTAAGAGCATTGAACCCGCAGACCTCGCGGAATTGGTGAAAGGTGCCGCGCAGTGCTCTCATCGTTGTGGTGAAGCTCAATGGCGAGCTAGCAGATAGGCGACAGTGAAAATACTAGTCATGTAGCTGACCGCCGCGCGTACTGCAATCGGCAGCGCACCGATGGAAGCCGGTTCGATTCCGGCCGCCACAACCCAAACTGAGCCGTAGCCACTGGCTATCATGAATTCATCAGTGATAGTTATGCTGCGGCCTTCTACACATGACCTTCGTGAAAGCGGGTGGAAGGAGGTCGCGCTAACAACCTCCTGCCGTTTTGCCCGTGCATATCGGTCACGAACAAATCTGATTACTAAACACAGTAGCCTGGATTTGTTCTATCAGTAATCGACCTTATTCCTAATTAAATAGAGCAAATCCCCTTATTGGGGGTAAGACATGAAGATGCCAGAAAAACATGACCTGTTAGCCGCTATTCTCGCAGCAAAGGAACAAGGCATCGGGGCAATCCTTGCGTTTGCAATGGCGTACCTTCGCGGCAGATATAATGGCGGTGCGTTTACAAAAACAGTAATCGACGCAACGATGTGCGCCATTATCGCCTGGTTCATTCGTGACCTTCTCGACTTTGCCGGACTAAGTAGCAATCTCGCTTATATAACGAGCGTGTTCATCGGCTACATCGGCACTGACTCGATTGGTTCGCTTATCAAACGCGTCGCTGCTAAAAAAGCCGGAGTAGAAGATGGTGGAAATCAATAATCAACGTAAGGCGTTCCTCGATATGCTGGCGTGGTCAGAGGGGACTGATAACGGACGACAGAAAACCAGAAATCATGGTTATGACGTCATTGTAGGCGGAGAGCTATTCACTGATTACTCTGATCACCCTCGCAAACTTGTCACGCTAAACCCCAAACTCAAATCAACAGCAGCCGGACGTTACCAGCTTCTTTCACGTTGGTGGGATGCATACCGTAAGCAGCTTGGCCTGAAAGACTTCTCTCCGAAAAGCCAGGACGCTGTGGCATTGCAACAGATTAAAGAGCGTGGCGCTTTGCCGATGATTGATCGCGGTGATATCCGTCAGGCAATCGACCGTTGCAGCAATATCTGGGCTTCACTGCCGGGGGCTGGTTATGGTCAGTTCGAGCATAAGGCTGACAGCCTGATTGCAAAATTCAAAGAGGCTGGCGGAACGGTCAGAGAGATTGAGGTATGAGCAGAGTAACCGCGATTATCTCCGCTCTGGTTATCTGCGTCATCGTCTGCCTGTCATGGGCTGTTAATCATTACCGTGATAACGCCATCGCCTACAAAGAGCAGCGCGATAAAGCCACATCCATCATCGCTGATATGCAGAAGCGGCAACGTGATGTAGCAGAACTCGACGCCAGATACACAAAGGAGCTTGCTGATGCTAACGCGACTATCGAAAGTCTCCGTGCTGATGTTTCTGCTGGTCGTAAGCGCCTGCAAGTCGCCGCCACCTGTGCAAAGTCAACTACCGGATCCAGCAGCATGGGCGATGGAGAAAGCCCAAGACTTACAGCAGATGCTGAACTCAATTATTACCGTCTCCGAAGTGGAATCGACAAGATAACCGCGCAGGTTAACTACTTGCAGGAGTACATCAGGACGCAATGCCTGAAATAATTTTTTTGCAAATCACAAAGTCCATTTAATGAGCCCCGCGATGCGGGGCTTTTTTATGTCCGCAGTAAACGCGCTTCACACGCGCGACTTATGAACACAGAACCTTTCAGGATGACCCTTGAGGATGCCGGTTTGGTGATCGGTGCCTTTCTGTGGGCCGGAATCCTGTGTGACAAGGTTCATCACTAAAAGGTGAGCACTGATGAATTATCCAACTATCGTTAACGGCATCGATTTCCGAGATCTGATTTTTGTGGCAAACAACGATCCGGTTACAGATTCTTTTATGGTGGCAAAAGCATTTGGAAAGCTGCCGAAGAACGTAGTTCGCGACATTGAGCGAACCATAGAAGCTTGCCCTCCTGAGTTTGATACAAAGCTCAACTTTGAGCTTTGCTATAAAAACAATGAGTTACAGAATGGTAAGCCGCAAAAATTCTACCGTCTCCGCAAGGATGGGTTGATGCTTTTGGTTATGTCCTACACCAAAAAAGAAGCAATGCGTATCAAAATTGCTTACATCAACGCATTTAACTGGATGTACGCCATGCTTCAGGTTGGTCATCGTCAATTTGAAGAAGAGAGAAATGCCGTAATGCTGGAGTACATGAAAGAGAAGGATGTTGCCAGCATGTCAGGTCGCCTGCTTAATCGCTGGGGAAAAATTAAGAAGCCTCAGCTAATGGCGAGAATTGAACGCCTTGAACAGCACGGGCAAACCGTAATCCCCGGACTCACTAATTAACAGCAGTACAGCGAAACAACCCAAGCCAGTAAGTGGGGAAATAACACTGGCAGCCACTGAAAGATAAACCTCCAGCCTTATGGCAAAAAAGATTCTTTGTGGTGGCGGACTGATGGAAAGACATCGGTTATTGCAGAGGCCATTCAATGAGTGGTCTCGACAATGCCTTATACCCTACACGGGATAACTTAACTGATATCCCTTTTAACGGATAAACGGAGCACAAATAATGGCAAAGCTCACCGACAAACAAGAGCTGTTTGCCCGTGAGTACCTGAAAGATCTGAACGGCACACAGGCAGCTATCAGGGCGGGCTACAGCGAGAAGACCGCCAATGAGCAGGCATCTCGATTATTAGCAAATGTTAATGTTCAAAAATTCGTTGCTGAACTTAAATCTGCCCGCGTTGAGCAGACGGGTATAGATGCCGCCTATGTTCTTCGTAGATTGGTTGAAATCGACCAGATGGATGTGCTCGACATTCTCCTGCAAAACGGTGAGCTAAAACCCATTAAAGACTGGCCTAAGGTATGGCGCACAACGCTATCAGGAATGGATGTTGTGGAGATGGTATCCGCAGATAGCGCCGCACTTCTGAAGAAAATTAAATGGCCTGATAAAGTCAAAAACCTCGAACTTCTTGGTAAGCATGTTTCTGTTCAGGCGTTTAAAGAGCAAACATCTACAGAAATTACTGGCGCTGATGGCGGGCCTGTTCGTTATGCCGATATGTCAGAAGAGTTACTTGAAGAGAAACTGAAGGAGCTTGGTAATGGCAGGCGCTCCAATCAGCTTGAATCGAAACGCTCAGATTTATGAGTTGCACAAAGAGTTGGCTATCCGATCAGCAAGAAAAAGCCTTCTCGATTTCACTTTGTATACTAATCCGCAATATGAAACAGGATGGTTTAACGAGCTTCTTTGCGCGGAGCTGGATTACTTTCTGGATGAAGTTAAAGCCGGAAACATGCCCAGGCTAATGGTGTTTGCCCCTCCGCGCTCAGGAAAGAGTGAGTTGTGCTCTCGCCGCTTCCCGGCGTATGTGTTAGGACAGCATCCATCATGGAACATTATCTCGTGCTCATATTCTTCTGACCTGTCAGACCGAATGAGCCGTGACGTTAAACGCATTATCACCTCTGACAAGTACGCTGATGTTTTCCCTGACGTGAAAATACCTTCAGGACGCAGTTTGGCGGGAGGCATCAACAAAACCGAGCTATGGGAACCAGTTGATGCCAAAGGCGAACTACACGGCGGCTCATATCGTTCTGCTGGTGTTAACGGTGGCATCACTGGTCAGGGTATGAACATTGGGGTTATTGATGACCCCGCGAAAGATTACAAAACTGCATCGTCTCCAACTTACCAGGAAGCGGTGATGGACTGGTATGACACGACATTCTTCACTCGTGTTGACCCGAAGATAAACGGCATCGTCATCATCCTGACACGCTGGCATCAAAACGATCTCGCCGGACAGTTATTAAAACTAGCTGAAGAGGGCGGGGAACGCTGGCGCGTAGTTAGCTTCCCAATGGAGGCTGAAAAGGAAGAGATTCATGAACTCAACGGTAATGTGTATCGACTGCGCAATCCCGGTGAAATTCTGTTTCCTGAGCGCATGCCGAGAGAGTTCGTAGAGAAGTGCAAACAGCGCGGTTCTCTTGTATGGAATGCCCTTTATCAGCAACGACCAACCGCCAAAGGCGGGGGGCTTATTAAGTCTGAATGGTTTGGTGAATATTCGGTACTCCCTCCCATGCAATGGCGTGCCGTCTATGGAGACACCGCACAGAAAACAAAAGAGGTCAACGACTTCTCAGTATTCGAGCACTGGGGACTTGGCACTGACGGGTATATCTACCTGATAGACATGATTCGCGGCAAATGGGAGGCCGATGAATTACAGCGCCGTGCTGTTGCATTCTGGGAAAAGTGCAAAACTCTAAAGAATGGGCCACTTCGCCACATGGCGATAGAGGACAAGTCATCCGGCACAGGCCTGATACAGAACATCCGTAAAAAAGCGATATGCCCCATCAAAGCAATTCAGCGCGATAAGGATAAGTACACGCGACTGATGGACGTACAGGGTTATATCGAGTCCGGTTACATCAAGCTCCCCAGCAACGCACCATTCATCAACGACTTCCTCGTTGAGATGGAAGCTATTAATCCTGATTTCAATACGCACGACGACCAGCTTGATCCGATGATGGATGCCATCGATGAGATGAAAAATGGCAATGGTCCGTTACGTATATCTGAAGACCTTTTGAGGCTCGCATAGTGTTTAATTTTTTGAGAAAGAAAAAATCTGAGCCTCAGAAAGAAGAGGCGAAACAGCCAATGTCTCTGGCGAATGTTCTTGCGATTATTAACGAACAGGAGCGAATTAAAAATGAAGGCGAGGCACTGCGTAGAATTGAGCGATACGTACCCCCGCCTGGCGTTATTCCTGAACATATTGGGGAGTCAGCTCTGGCGATGGACTCCACACCGTACAGTTACCTTAACTCAGCAAACATCACCGCATATGGCTACGGTGGATTTCCTGGCTACCCATATCTGTCTCAACTTGCTCAGTTGCCGGAGTATCGCAAGATTACTGGCACGATAGCAGAAGAGATGACGCGAAAATGGATTGAGCTGAAGCATGTAGGTAAAGACGATGGTGACGACAAGGCCGATAAGATTCGTCAGCTTGACGACGCATTAAAGCGTTTCAGAGTGCGAGAGAAGTTTCGCGAGGCGGCGGAACATGATGGTTACTTCGGGCGCGGACAGATTTATATCGACGTGAAGACGCCAAGCGGTAACTCAGCCTGGCTGGTTCCCGACGAACTGGATAAGAAGCTCTATATCAGCCCGCGCAAGATTACCAAAGGAAGCCTGAATGGTTTCCGCGTTATCGAGGCCATGTGGACATACCCTGGTGTGTATAACGCTGATAACCCTCTAAGCCCTGACTTCTTCAATCCATCTGAATGGTATGTTATGGGGCGCACGGTTCACGCCAGTCGCATGTTGACAATGATTTCTCGCCAGGTGCCAGACATTCTCAAAGCGGCGTACAACTTCGGCGGCTTGTCGCTGAGTCAGATGGCAGAGCCATATGTGCAAAACTGGCTGAGAACACGTGACAGCGTTAGTGATCTGGTTCATTCGTTTGTGGTCTACGGGCTGAAGACGAACATGCAGAATGCCTTATCTGGAATTGCAGACCCAAACCTGTTTATGCGTGCCGAGCTCTTTAATAAGGTTCGCGACAATCGCGGAATGTTCCTTATTGATAAGGATGGAGAAGAATTCTTCCAGTTTGTGACAAGTCTGTCCGGAGTTGATGCTCTTCAGGCGCAAGCGCAGGAACAAATGGCATCGGTATCAAGCATTCCTCTGGTTAAGCTCCTTGGCATCACTCCTAACGGGCTAAACGCTTCATCTGATGGCGAAATCCGCGTCTTCTATGACTCAATACACGCCATGCAGGAGAATCTGTTCAGGGTGCCGCTGAAAACAGTGCTGGATGTTATCCAGTTGAATGAATTTGGCGAGATTGACCCTGACATTGATTTTGAATTCCTGCCGCTGTACGAACTTACAGAAGCAGAGAAAGCCGAGATCATGAAACATCAGTCTGAGGCTGATAAGAACTATGCCGAAGCTGGCGTGTTCGACCTTGATGCAATAAGAAGCATGCGCCAGTCGGATAAGGCCAGCCCATACCACATGATGGAATCAGAATATGACGAAGAAGAGTACGAAAACGAGTCCATCGAAGAAGGATTCGAAGACCCGGAAAACCCTTCGTCCAGTCAGAGCTAACGCCGGAGTTCATGAGTGGTATCGCTCTGAGCTTCTCAAGCTGGTTAGGGAGATGGACAAGTCATACCGATACTGGCTTGAGGGTGCATACAAAAACAACATGGCGATGGATTCCAGTCCTGCGAATGAGTTAAAGCGCAGGTTGTCCAGACTGGGCAAGCAGTGGGAGCATAAATTCAATGAACTGGCTGAGAAACTGGCTGATCGCTTCGTTGATAAGACACTGCGCAACACCGACGTTTCGTTACACTCAGCGTTAAAGGCTGGCGGATTTACCGTTAAGTTCACAATGAATGACGAGCTTAAGAACGTGATGCAGGCTGTCGTTAACGAGAACGCCAACCTGATTAAATCCATACCTGAACATTATCACACACAGGTTGAGACGATAGTCATGCAGTCTGTCAGCCGTGGTCGCGACCTTGGCTATCTCACTGATGAACTGGTTAAGCGATATGGCATTACATGCAGACGCGCTGAGACGATTGCACGCGACCAGAACAACAAAGCTACAGCGGTAATTCAGTCTGAACGGCAGAAGAAGTTAGGCATCACCAAAGGAATCTGGCGTCACTCACACGCCGGGAAGCAGCCAAGGCCATCCCATGTGAAAGCTGACGGTAAAGAGTTCGACCTCGATAAAGGGCTGTATCTCGATGGTGAATGGGTGCTGCCGGGAGAGGCTATCAACTGCCGTTGTACGTGGTCTCCTGTTATCCCTAGGATAGATAGAAAATGATTGAGGTTTTATGGTCTCTGGGCTTAGTGTTGATTTTTGGTTGCTTAATGATTGCACTACTGAAAATAGCTATGCCCAAGAGGAAATAATGGCCGCTACTGCGGCTTTTTTATTGCCTGCCGAAAGGTAAAAGCATGCCATTACGCAAAGTTAAAGGCGACTGGCAATGGGGATATCACGGATTGGCATTCGACAAGGCAACGGTGCGCTCCTTTGATAAGGATGGGCGTTTGCATATCGAAGTGACGCCAATCAGTAAGGCTAACGTTTGCCCTTATTATGGACGCGAAATCCCTAATTACAGATCGCTAGGTTTACAGCCTGACAAAGTTTACTACCTGCTTCGCGACCCGAAAGAGTTAGCCAAAGCAGCATCTACATTCAACAACATCCCGCTCCTTAACGAACACATTCCGGTTACTGCTTCAGACCCTCAGAAGATGGCTGTGGTTGGTTCTACTGGTACTGATGCTGAGTTTGACGGGACTTATCTCAAGAACTCGCTTGTCGTCTGGGACGCAGATTCTATCGCTGGAATCGAGACAGACGAGAAGAAAGAACTTTCGTCGGCCTACAGATATGTAGCTGACATGACCCCCGGCGTGCATGAAGGCCAGCCATACGATGGTGTAATGCGCGATATCGTCGGGAACCACGTTGCTCTCGTAACAGAGGGAAGAGCCGGATCCGACGTTGTTGTCGGGGATTCAATACCAACAGGAATGAAATCAATGTCAGAACTTACTAAAAAGTTGATGGCAGTTATCACGCCGATGCTGGCCAGTGATGAGAAGCCAGAAGAAGTGGAAAAGAAAGTGCAAAAGGTTGTTGAAGACGAAGCCACTCAGGCTGAGAGAGATAATGAGTCAGAAGCAGAGCGTCTGAAACGTGAAGAGGATGAACTAAAAGAGCGTGAAGAACGTGAGCGAAAGGATCGCGATCGTGACCGCAAAGAAGCGGAAGACGAAGATGATGACGGCAAGGATAAAAAGACTGCCGAGGATGAAGACGATGATGAGAATAAAACAGCTATGGATGCCGCATTAATTCGAAAAGCTGAAGAGAATGTGATGGGGCGTATCCGTCAAGCCAATGAGGCTCGAGAATGCGTTCGTGCTTTGGTTGGTGATGTGAGTCTGGTAGCTATGGATTCCGCAGAGTCTATTTATCGCTTTGCTCTTGATTCAATTGGTGCTGAACATAAAGGCGTTCATCCTTCAGCACTTAAATCGATGGTTGAATTTGCTATCAGCCAGAAAGAGGTAGTTCGCAAACCATCTCATGGTATGGGTATGGATGCTGCCGCAACCAATTCTTTCGCCAAGGCATTTCCTGGCGCAACTAAACTGAAACGGAGCTAAGAAATGAGTGGCTTTCAAAGTGTAATTAATCAGCAACAGGCGCCAGGAGTTGAAGGGGATTTCGCTTCGGCTAACCCTAAAGCAAGTCTTCTTGCAGGTGAGGGAGCTCTTGTTGCCGGTGCAAATGGGGTTGTTGTTGGTCGCTTTGCATGGGTAAGCAATGGTGTTGTCAATAACACTGGAACCGGTGCTCCTGCCGGTTTCGTTCATCGGGAAGGGCAGGCGTCTGTCACCACATGGCTTGGTGAATCATCTATGACTATTCAGCCTGGAGTTCAGATGACATTGATGACTGCTGGTGACTACTGGGTGAAAACGGCCGGTGCGGCAACCGTAGGGCAGAAGATTTTCGCCAAACTGTCAGATGGAACTATTACCGCTGGCGATGCCGGGGCGTCAATCTCGGATTACGTTGAAACAAAATTTGTTGTTGGCAGTGCTGGCGAGGCTGGCGAGTTGATTCAGATGGGCACCTGGAGCTAATACATGAATAACGCAGAATTTTTACAACATAAAGCTATGGCTGAGCGAGATTACGGTGTAATCCTTCCGGAAGCCAAAGCTTATCTGACGGATGCTGTTGCTAATAGCTATTCCTATGCAATGGATTCTCAGCCTTCACTGGTAACAACCAGTAACTCTGGCATTCCATGGTACTTCACTAATTACGTTGACCCGGAACTGATTCGCATCCTTGTCACTCCGATGAAAGCGGTGGAAATTCTGGGGGAAACGAAGAAGGGAGACTGGACCACCATGACCGCACAATTCCCGGTTGTGGAATCAACGGGTCAGGTTTCCAGTTATGGTGACTACAACAATAATGGGCAGGTAAATGCTAACGTCAACTGGGTTGCTCGTGAGTCCTATCTGTACCAGACCATTACTCAGTGGGGTGAGCTGGAACTTGACCGTTACGGTGAAGGCCGCATTGCATGGGCTCAACAACTGAATACTGCTTCTGCGCTGACCCTGAATAAGTTTCAGAACAAGTCCTACTTCTTCGGCGTTGCTGGCCTGAAGAACTACGGCATTCTTAATGACCCTAACCTTCCGGCATCAATCACCCCGGGTGCAACTGGTGCGAGCGGCGGAACCACCTGGGCAACCAAAGACGGTCAGGCGGTGTATGACGATATCCAGGCGCTTTACATGCAGTTAGTGAAGCAGACCAAGGGGTACGTTGAGCGAGACAGCAAGATGACGCTGGCGATGAGTCCAGAGTCAGAAGCAAATCTGACCAAGACCAACATGTACAACGTCAACGTGTCTGATCAGCTGAAGAAAAACTTCCCGAACCTGCGCGTTGTTACTGCTGTCGAGTACAAAACCGAATCCGGCGAACTGGTTCAGTTGATCGCCGACGATTTGGATGGTCAGGACACCGGCTACTGCGCATTTACCGAAAAAATGCGTGCGCATCCGGTTGTTGTTGACCTGTCCGCGTACAAACAAAAGAAAACCGGTGGCACCTGGGGCGCAATCATTCGCCAGCCGCTGGCATTTGCAAGCATGTTGGGAGTTTAATTCATGGCAGAAATGGTAAGCGTTGGCTGCAAATTGCCAAATGGCCTTCAGGTAACTCTGGATGGCAAAACAGTAATCCTGAACGGGGCGGCAACAACCGCCCTCCGTGGTCTTGATGGTGCAATTCCTGAGGGGGCTTTCGGAGTTACCATGGTCGAGAAAGACTTCATGGATAAGTTCATCGAGACCTATAAGGATGCCGCGTATATTCAGAACAATGCAATCTTCATTCAGAAAGATATTCGCAGTCTGAATGCGCAGGGTAAAGTTCTGAAAGAATCAAAAACTGGCCTCGAAGGCCTTGACCCGGAAAATCCGGCTCCGGGCGTAAAAAAGGCTGACGAAAAATAGCGGGAGCAGCAAATGGGCGTCGTAATATTTGACCCCTCCGCATTTAAGCTACGCTATCCTGAATTCTCATCTGTCGACGACGCACTTCTTCAGCAGTATTTCACGCAAGCAACCATTTATCTCGATAACACAGACTCAAGTCGTGTGTCGGATTTGGCTGTACGCTCGATGCTGCTGAATATGCTGGTTGCCCATATCGCCTGTTTGTATTCAGGAGCGAATGGGCAGTCTCCATACGGATTGGTTGGAAGAATCGACAGTGCTTCAGAGGGTTCGGTTAGCGTTCATGCCGATATGCCAGGGGGAACAGCAAATTCAGCATGGTACATGCAAACAAAGTACGGGGCTGATTACTGGAATGCTACGGCGCCGTTTCGCACCTTCCAGTATATAAGCGGGCATTCTCCATCAAATTACCCGTATGGGTATTACCGGAGGTACTGATGGATAAGGTGATGGAGTTCCTTGATTCAGTTGGTAGTGAATTGTCCTCAAAGCAATTGAAAGTCGGGTTTCTTGAAGATGCCACCTATCCAGATGGTACTTCTATGCCAATGGTTGCAGCATCTAACGAATTTGGTAACCCGGCAAGTGGAAGTCCGCCAAGGCCATTCTTCAGGAATGCTATAGCTTCTAAATCTGAAGAGTGGTCAGAAAAGGTCGAAAAGCTCATGAAATCGCATGACGGAGATACGGATACTGTTCTTAATCTTATCGGCGAGATCATAAAAGCAGACATTCAGGAATCCATTCGAACTATTCAAGAGCCGCCATTAAGCCCGGTAACAGTACTCCTAAGAAGTAGATTCCCTAATAACAGGGCGGAAATGACCAAGTGGGATGTAGTGAAGGCCAGAGAAGATGTTTTTGGTGGTCCGGGCTATTTCGGTCCGGTGAAAAAGGTTGATGTTGATATGAGCAACAACAAGCCTCTCATATGGACCGGGGACATGTTAAGGGCTGTTGATTATGAGGTAGGTGCAATTGAATCTTCGACAGATAGCCAATAACGCGATCACAAGCATTAACCCCAACATCCCGGCAATCCTGAAAAAGTATGCAGGTGAAACTATCGGCCCCGGTCGCAAGCCGATTCCGTCTTATCTCCCTGACCAGAACGTTACCATTCAACTACAGCCAATCAGTCGCGGCGACATGCAACACGTCGATGGACTGAATATTCAGGGGCTGGCAAAAGTGATTTACGTCAATGGTAATTACTTCAGTGTTCAGCGAGAACTGGAGCAGGGCGGAGATATCTTCGTGATTAACGGGGAGCAATGGCTTGTTGTTGAGCCAATAGAGTTGTGGCCTGACTGGTGCCGGCTGATTGCTGTATTGCAGGTAAGCCCATGAATGATTTCACTGTCGATAATATTATCGATGTACTTGCTGGCTACATAGAACCTATCGCTGGTAAATGCCTGCAGGCTCAGGCTAACCGTGTACCAATGCCCAAAGATCAGTTCTGTATCCTGACCCCTTTGCGATTCACCAGACTATCCACTACGAGAGAGCTTAAACAAGATACCGGCTCTCCGGACACAAGCACCATGGGATATACGGAAGTTCGCCAGGCTGATATTCAGGTAGATATCTATGGTCAGGGGGCAGGGGATAGAGCTATTGCACTGGAAACAACATTCACCAGTGGATATGGCTACGACATCATCAAGGCTATTGATGCACGGCTTGCACCGCTTTACTCATCTCCTGCCATTCAGGCGCCGATGATCAACGCCGAGAGTCAGTGGCAGGAGCGTTACACGTTAACTCTTTCCCTGCAAGCACACATCACCGTGTCGTTCCAGCAGGACTATTTCGACAAAGCAGAAATTTCAACTGAACAGGTGGATAACCGCCCATGAGCACAATCCCTTTATCTGTAGATTTTAATATCACGCCCAATGTCGTTACGCCTGCCGGTTCTGCGGTTGATGCTAACGGCCTGATGTTGACCGATAACGAGCTTATCCCGGTTGGCGCGGTACAATCTTATTACTCCTCATCTGATGTATCAGCTTTGATGGGGAGTGAATCGAAAGAATTCCTCGCAGCACAACAGTATTTTAACGGATACGAAAACTCATCCGTTATTCCTGGTGAACTACTGATGTATCGTATTGTTACTTCACCAGTGGCTGGGTACCTTCTGTCCGGCAACCTGAAAGGTGTTACCCTGGCAACACTGAAAGCGATTCCGGCAGGAACAATCACCCTTTCCATTGACGGTGAGTCGACTACCAGCACATCAATTGATTTGTCCACAGCCACAAGTTTTAGTGACATTGCGTCCAAGTTGCAGGTTGGAATTGGTGCAAGCAAGGTAGTGGTTGAATGGTTGCCAATCGCTAACCGATTCATCATTCGCTCTGCCACTACTGGCGCAGAGAGTGAAGTGTCTTATGCCTCTGCTGGCGCTCTGGCTACCGGCTTGTTACTGACGCAGGATTCCGCAGCGATTGTATCACCGGGTTCTGATGCGGTAACTCTGACAGACACGATGAACAACATCATCAACGTCAACCAGAACTGGATCCTGTTTAACTCGCTGGTCGAACTGACCGATGACCAGAAAACAGAATTGTGCGCATGGGCAAGCAGCAGTAAAAACCGGTTTGGATATGTTGTTCACGACACCACTTCAGCAGGAACGGTAGCCAATAATGCAAATTGCTTTGTGCAGAAAGTGGTTGTGGCAAATGGCTACGAGAACATTTTTCCGGTGTACGGAACATACCTGTATAGCGTTACAGCACTGGCATATGCTGCATCCGTGGATTTTGCACGCACCAATGGGCGTATCTCGTTCAAGTTCCGTGGATTTTCAGGGTTAGCACCCAACGTAAGCGATCTGGCGACCGCTCAGGCACTGAAGTCAAACGGTTACAACTTCTACGGCTCATACAGCCTGAACAAAACAATGGCGCAGTACGCATCTGATGGTGCCATTACTGGCAAGTTTGTATGGCTGGACAGTTTTATTAATCAGGTATGGATTAATGCCAATCTGGTTAGTGCTTTTGCCAACCTGTTCACCAATAACCAGTCTTACCCGTTCAATGAGACAGGATACGGCGCAGTTTCTGCTGCTGTTATTGATGTTGCTGAACAGGCTCTCAATTTCGGGGCTATTCAGCGTGGCGTGAAACTTGATAATGCGCAAACCAGAATTGTGAATAACACAGTTGGAAAAGATATCTCATCGACGCTGTATTCACAGGGCTGGTTCCTGTACATCCCGACACAGTCAGGCTCTGCACGCATTGAGCGCGACCTGAAAGGTGTCATTTTTTATTATGTCGATGGGCAACTTATTCAGTCCATCACAATGTCCTCAACCGCGATTTTATAAGGGAATAAATCATGCCTATCGATATTACCTCGGCAAACAGTAAGCTGCGAATCGTCGTACCCGCTTACTACCCTGGCGGTTTTGATGTTGACGACTACGCAGCTGATAACATGTTTGAAACTGGTGCGTTACAGAACAAAGAAGACATGATGTCAGCGGACGGTAAATACCATGCTGGTTTTATCTTTAACCCGACAGAGTTCACCATCAACCTGATGCCCACATCCAATGCTGGCTCGCTGATTGATGACTGGTATGCAGCGGAGAGAACCGCAATTTCAGCGTTTCAGTGTAATGCGGTGCTTACAGTTCCGGCTCTCGGCGCGAAGTGGAATTTTGTGAACGGGGTTCTTTATACATGGACTCCAACCCCTCCGGGTCGGCGCGTACTGCAACCACGCCCGGCAGTATTTCACTTTGAGTCTGTAACACGGAGCACTATCTGATGGCACGTAAAGAAATCCCCTTTATCGTGGAAGACGATAATCGCGACAATGGGAAAGAGTTCATTATCACAGAGATGTCGGCATGGGATGCCGACGAACTGGCACAGGATTTATTCCGCTCCATGGGGGAATCGGGATTCTCTGGTATTCCTGCTGATGTGATTGCCATGGGGTGTGCTGGCCTTGCCACCCTTGGTCTGAATGTTATTTCTGCTGCATCGCCGGAAGTCGCCAGAAAACTTCGTGATCGCCTGATGTCAACTGTGCAAATTGTGATTACACACGAAGGCAGCAGACAGGTGCGAACCGTGAAGCCTGTCGACTTTGAAGAGGTATCAACCATTCGTCAGGTAATGGATAAAGTATTTAAAGTCAATTTTGATTTTTTAACGATCGCCGGAGAGTGAAGTACCCGTTCATGGAGGAGGAGACTCTTCCGGCAAAACTCGTTAGCCCCGTAAACGTCACACCATCAATGAACGCCATTATCTGTTCAGGAAAAGCCACTTATACCGATTTGCAGGAACGGTTATCTGTTCGTGATATGTATAACCTTCTGGAAATTATCTCGGTGGAATCATTTAACAAGTGGGTCTGGAATAAACATCAGGAGCAGCGATGATTATCAATGAGTTGGCCTACAAGGTCACAATTAAGGCCGATGAATTCCTGAATGGAAAACGGAAAGTAAAAGATGAAGTTAGTAAATTAAACAAAGATCTTTCCAGGGCTGAGAAGGAAAGGCTAAAGGAACTTGAAAAACAGCGACAGGAAACGGAGAGGTTCGGTAAAACCGCTGTTTCAGCTTTCCGCAACGTGACAACAGCAGCCGCTGGATTTTTGGGAATCGGTGCCGGGTTGTATGGAATCAAGCAACTTTTTACATCTACTGCCAACGAAATTGTGAGAGCCAGTCAACAGGCCAAGTTTTTCGGCTCTGATGTTAATAAGATGTTTGGTGTTCAGCGGGGATTTCGGCAGGCTGGTCTTAACGGTGACTCGTTCATTTCATCTTCTGGGAATGCCAGAATGGCTTTGGCAAATATTGCCGATCCAACTGTTATGGGAGGGCTTACTGGCGCTGCCCAAAATTTGCTGGTTCTTGGCGCTCGTACCGGATTAGATATCAATAAGCTCGGCGACCCAAACAAGGCTCTTGCTGAGTTTTCTCGCTATGGCAAGACTCATTCTCAAGAAAACCTGATGCAGGTGATGGCTGCCGCAGGGTTCGATCCGACAGATGCCGCTAAAATAAAATCAGGGGAACTTAAGCAGCTTGTCGATTCAGAAACAAAGAAATCCCGTATTACAGCACAGCAGGTAAAAGAGCAGGAGAAGGTTGCTGCCACTCTTGGGCAACTTGATTCAGAGTTTTCCCGATTAAAGCAAAATTTAGCCATGGCATTCGCTCCAGACGTTATTGACGGGATGAAGGCTTTTGGTTCCTGGATTGAGAAACATCATGGCGACATCATTGGCTTTTTCAATGACGCCGGGAATATGACGAAGCAATTCACAAAGGCAGTTGGTGGTGCGGAAGAGGCTCTGAAGCTATTGGCAGCAGCATATGTAGGAAGCAAACTTACAGGCGGTGCCCTTCCTCCATGGTTGGCTGGGTTAATAGCATATGGTTTGTACCTCTACAATGACAGGGAAAACATTGAGGGTGCAGCTAAAGGATCGTTTGATTACTCTAAGCGTGAACTTGGAGATACCATGCGCAGCATGGGGTTTGACACCGATTTTGGGCGTAGGGGAGATGAGATTTATGGCAATAACATTCAGCCAGATATCCCTCTCCCTGACGGAGTAAAGCCTGTAAGCATGGACTCTCTTCTTGATGCCATTCGTGAGGTGGAATCGAGTGGTGGTAAAAATCTTTTCAGTTCGAGAGGCGCTGCGGGACCTTATCAGCTTATGCCTGATACAGCTAGAGAGTTAGGCCTGAAAGTTGGTGATGGAATTGATGAGAGACTTGATGAAGAAAAATCCCGCACAGCAGTCACAAAGTACATGCAGTATTTGCTAAAGCATTACAAAGGCAATGTTAACCATGCGCTGATGGCTTACAACTGGGGGATGGGCAATGTAGACAAAAAGTTAAAATACATATCCAGTACCGGGTTTGATTCACCATCATCCAAATACTGGAACACCTTACCGAAAGAGACGCGAGAATATGTGCCAAAGATTCGCGCCGCTCTTAATGCAAAAGAAAACGAGACGCTGGCTTACTATCAGCAGCAGCAACTCATCGCTTCAACACCAAGCCAGACAACATCAAAAATTGACAACAGTCGTAGCAGCAGTACAACTATTGGCACGGTTGTTGTTAACAGTAACCCGACAACAGTTGATGCTCTTACCAGAAGTGTCAATCAGCAAGTTAGCCGGGTGTCAACAAACGCGGCATTTTCTAGTGGAGTGAATCCTTAATATTACTTGCTACCTATCGTTACACCAACTTTAGGGAACCTCTTTGAATGCTTGGATATGGAAGTCATTTGTGGGAATCCTCCAGAGCCGCAAAGTAAATATTGAACATTTACCCATTCGTTTTCTGAGAACATGCTATCAGTCCATGATCTGCTGGCATTATCTAAAGAAGAAAAATTTGTTGGCATGCTTATTCGCATGTTTTGCATATCTCTGAATGTCATTTTTTCTGGGTATCTATCGTCTGAGTCCATTGTGATTTTATCTATCCGCATCATTTGCTCCCTGACGTCACACCCGGAAGAATCGACATTAAATGACTTAATCATTACCACTTCATTTTTAGGGTCATTAATAATGGTCGTTACTTCCTGTGGATAGCCATTCAAAACATTAATTTTTTTTGCCGTTGCTGTAATGGGTGACATGGTGAGAAGGATAATGGCAATTGCTGTAACTTTAATCACTTGTTCCACAACTTTCCCCTTGTAACGTTTCCTATGTTTGTATCCGTTAACTTAAGCAAAAGCACGCAGCGGTTAGTTTTGTGCAGGATACCAGATGATAATGTGTAGTTGGAGTAGCGCGGTTTTAATGCAAGCATTTTGTTTTTGTTTTATGCTTGCTTGTATATGTGTACAGTGCATATAATGCAAGCATAGATCACAACAAAGGTGCTTGCATTATGACTGAAAAGAAAAGTGGTGAAGGGAAAGCTAAGGGCGGGATCGCTCGCGCAAAATCGCTAACTAAAGAACAGCGTTCCGAGATAGCAAAGAAAGCAGCGGCTGCAAGATGGAAAAGTAAGATTCTCAGAGCAACTCATCGTGGTAACTTTTTAGATGATTTTGGCATTGATGCTGAATGTTATGTACTGGATGACGAGTCGAAAACTGTCGTTGTTACGAAAACTGGATTATCTCAGCTGCTAGGGATTGGTGAACATGCCAGGGATTTAGATCAACTGCTTGGCGCTCAGTATATGAGCAAATACCGAGATCTAGAATTGCAGCGAAAAATGGAAAATCCCTATAAATTTCAACTTACTTCGAAGTCTAAAACCGTTCATCAAGCGTTAGGTTATGACATTACAGCAATTGTTGATATTGGTAGGGCACTAATAGAAGCCAAAGATAATGACGATCTACCACAATCACGGTTAAAGGCCGCGGCTGCAGCGCAGAGACTTATTAATGCCTCCGCTAAGGCGGGAATTAAGGGGGTTGCGTATGCGCTTGCTGGTTATCGTCCAGAAGTTCAGGCTGTCATTGACGAGTTCAAAGCGTTTGTTCGTGAAGAGGCTCGTCAATATGAAAAGGAATTTCCAGATGAGCTATACGAGGAGTGGTATCGACTGTACGGCCTGAATAGGCCAGAGAAAGGACGGCCTATTCGTTTTGGGCAGCTAACCAACATGCAGATATACACCCCGCTAGCAAAGAGTAAAGGTAAAATCCTTGAACAGATTCGAGCTAGCCGAGACGAGAACGGAAAACAATCTGATAAGTTGCACCTGTTCCTTTCTGAAATTGGTGTCAAGGCTTTGCGTCAGCATATCGGTAAGCTTCTTGGTGTCGCAGCGATGAGTGAGACAAGAGAAGAATACGAAAAAGGAATAGAAAAGGTTTTCGGAAGAATGAAACCAGAAATCTAATTATGAAACCCACCGTCAGGTGGGTTTTTTGTTTAGCAGTTCTCTCAACTTTTCGTTTTGCTCTCTGAACTTTTCCTGTATTTCTTTTTGCATGGCGATAACCTGGGCTTGAAGTTGAACTAGCGCATCAACATTTAGCGGAACTGAGACGCTGTTGATTTTGTCTGCTATTTCCCCGAGTGTATTTTCTGCATTCAAGGCATCTTCCAGTATCTGAACAATCTCTGAGTTCATTGATCTGCCGTTACGTTTTGCTCGTTCAGCTATAGCATCCCGCATTCCTGCAGGAAGCCTGATATTGAACCTATCCATTTCATGACTAGGGAACTTGCTCATATGACCTCAACGTAAAGATGTTCGCTAAACAATAGCACCAACTTGACATCAAAATAAATGGTGTTAAATTGGTTCTAGAACCAAGTTGGTATCATTGTGGGAGGATTACTTATGAAAGATGTGCTTTACACAGGTCGTAAAAGTCAAAGTTTCCAGCTTCGTTTGCCAGCGCGAATGAAGGAGGAGATTAGACGTGTTGCTGAAATGGATGGAATTTCTATCAACTCTGCGATTGTGCAGCGACTGGCTAAAAGCCTGAGAGAGGAAAGAGATAATGCCCAATAAAAATAGTGAAGCCCGGCAGTGCGCGAACACAAACCGGGCCTCTATGTCAGTAACCGTATGCAAGGAAACTAACATGAATATTGTAGCAAAATCAGATTACAACTTCCACGGAGTTGAGTTGGTGCCCACCCGTGATATGCATGGTGTTTGGTTTACATCATCTAATATTGCATCTGCACTTAAATACGCAAATAGTCGTGCAGTAACAATGATTTATAACAAGTATAGCGATGAGTTTAGCGCCGGAATGACTCAGGTACTCGAAGTGAGTACCTCAGGAAATTATCGCAAAAAAGTGCGAGTTTTCTCACTACGCGGTGCCCACCTAATCGCGATGTTTGCTCGCACTCCGGTAGCCAAAGAGTTCCGCCGCTGGGTGCTGGATATTTTGGATCGGCAGACAGAATGCTCACCGATTGCAAAACAGTTCACTGACGAAGAGCTGGTTAATCTCTGCTACTTACAATTGTGGATGGAGAAGAGTCAACAAATGTGCAAACACATCTACCCAGGAATAAAGCAAATTTGTTCTGAGCTTTCAGGAAGGATTTACGATATCGCATATGAGACTCGCTATATGTCAGAAGAAACCAAGAAATCACTTCTTCGTGAAATGAAGAATCTTGATACCAACAATTTTGTCGTAAAGAACGCTCAGCCAATGCTGGCAAAACTGCGCGGCGAGGAATGGATTCATTGATTGGTGCGCCGGACGGCGCAAAAAGAAAACCGCCAGTGTGCTGCTGGCGGCCTATGTCACACCCTTACTACCACATAAGGAATGCCTAATGACTTTGAAGAATGTAGCAAACATCGGATCCGTTGTCACGGATAAAACCATTGACAGCCAAAGTCTTCTGATGATGGTTAATGAAGCTCGCAAGTTATGTGGAGAGCCATCAGTACGTAACAACAAATTCATCGAGAAAATTGAGGATGAATTGGATGGCGAGACCTACACAAAAAGTGTAGGTCGGAAAAACGGGGCTGACATTGATGTTATCTCCATGACTATCAAGCAGGCGCTTCGTGTTGCTGCTCGCGAATCTAAAGCAGTTCGCCGAACACTTGTAGACAAACTTGAAAGTATGCAAGAAGCGCACATTAAAAGCGGTAAATCGTCGAGTGGACTTGTTGAGTATCGTCAAGCGCGAACATTGAAAATGACGGTTGAAGCTGTTACCAATCTGTTCGATCTGATGCCAAATCTTGCGCCTGAGGCAAAGCAGACAGCGGCAGCAAGTATAATCAACCCGCTCGTTGGTTTTAATGCAATACCTCTTCCGGCAATAGAAGAGCATTACTACTCAGCAGGGGAGGTTGCAGAGCAGCTTGGAGTAACGGCAAACAAGAGTGGTCGCATTGCTAACGCAAACAACCTCAAAACTGAGCAGTACGGGAAGTTCTTCCTGGATAAATCTGCGCATTCCAGCAAACAGGTGGAAGCATTCCGCTACAACTCAAAAGGAGTTGAAGTATTGAGAAATCTAGTTAATGTTTCTACCGCAGCCTAATTAAATCTTTTTATAAAAACCAACCCAGCTTCGGCTGGGTTTTTGTTTAATGGAGAGTAGATGGGCATAATCGATTTAAACACAGCAGACATATTCAATGCTATCGGTGGTGGCTCTCCGCTTTCGATCATCGACGGCGTTCTGCATCCTCAGTATGTGATTCGTGACAGGGAAACTGGCGAGGTTGCTCTTGAGTTCAGTGGTATGGCATCCGTACAGCCAAGTGGCAGGGCGCAAATAACAAACGCTCCGGTGGAGAAAGGGAAATACCAGTCCATCAACAAAGTTAAAGAACCCGCCAGGGTAAGATGCGCAATCATCGTAAATGGTCTTACTGGTTTTTCCGGCAATATCCCGAATATTTTCGATCTAACATTCACAAGCCAGAACAGCACGCTGAACACAATCAAAACGATGCTGTCCTCTGCAAAAACATACGACATTGAAACGCCAAAGGAAACTCTGGAGAGTTTCGACCTTGTTGACCACTATTACGAAGTTAACTCTCAAAAAGGGGTAACTCTTCTGACGGTTTATCTTGATTTTCAGGAGGTCATTCAGCAAATGGAGGTTATCCTCTCTGGATCTCAGTCGGAACAGAAGCCAACGGATAACAATAAGTCACAGGGAGATGTAGGAGTTGATCCGCAAATAACCAATGGCGGAGCCAGGGAATCTACTGTCGATGAGCTAAGTAAATCATGGTCATCACTGAAGTCATCTGTTGGCGGAATCACTGGAAAAATCTCCGGCACAATCACGACTGAATTTCAGAGTGCTCTTGATACGGTGTCTAAACCAATACTCGAAGTTACAAACAGCGCAACAAAAAAAGCGGCAGATATTGCAAAAAATATAGTTAAGGCGAGTACATGATTACAGTATCTGTTCTTCCCAGCAAATCTCAGTCCATTTCGGTAAGTCTGGCTGGTCAGCAATGTAATATAAAACTTGTTCAGCGACAGAGTTTTATGTACATGGATTTAACTGTTAATGAAGTTCCAATTATGCAGGGCGTTCCATGTCTGTATGGGAATAAAATGGTAAGATATTCCTACCTTGGATTTAAGGGAGACCTTATTTTCATTGATAACGATGGGGAATCGGACCCGCAATGGGAAGGCTTGGGTAGCCGTTACTTGTTGTATTACATCGAGGAAAACGAGCTTGTATAAAAATCACAGTCTTCGGTTTGACTTCACGAATGAATCATCAGCATTTGATAAAAATGGAAACAATAAAATCTCTATCAGAAATGTTAAGTCAACAGTATCCCTGAACTTTGTTACCGGTCGGGGAGGTGCTCAGGCTGATATATCTCTTTACGGGTTAGGAATTGAAAGACTTGCTGATATATCAGGGAAGGCTGATGGTATTGTTGGGGAAGGTCAGAAGTTAAATGTTGAGGTATTTGCTGATGATTCTCTTGTTTTCTCCGGCACGATGCTTTCATCAATAGCAAACATGAATTCTGCTCCTGAAAGCAGTCTGATGATAACAGCCTCTTCTAATGTTGATTTACAGAACATGCCAGCAAGCCCGTTTACAGCGCAGGGTGCGCAAAGTGTTGAAGATGTCATCTCATCCATTTGTGCAAGTGCAGGTTATGAGGCTGTGTTTAATAATGTAAAAGGGATGACAACATCAGGAAGTCCGCATTTTGAAGGAAGTGTTTTTGAGCAACTTTATAGGGTCTGTTCAGATTATGGACTGGCGATGTCAGCCACGCCACCGACAAAAGTAGAGTTCTGGCCTTCAGAAAAAAACAGAGACGATGTAATTCCGTTTATATCCAGAGAATACGGACTTGTTGGATATCCTGTATTTTCAAATGGGGGACTGATGTTTCAGACGCAATATTCATCTCTCCTTTGCATTGGAAGATATGTGGATATCAAAACAGAACTACCACATGCAAGCGGAAGGTATAAGTTAACCTCCGTTCGGCATGAATTATCATCATGGATGCCAAATGGTTCGTGGCACTCAATATGTATTGCCGCCAGAACAGCAGAACAAAGAGCAGAGGCACAACAGAATAATGGATAAGCAACTATTTACTCCAACACCTGCTCAGGTAAGTGAGGCACAATCTCAGGAATATATTTTTGAGATGCTGATGTCTGGATATTTCTTCATTGAGTTAGCGAGAGTTCAGGAAGTCAGGGGGGAAGCACCGGATTTAGTTGTTGACGCTCTTCCTTTACTAACCAGAACAGACCGTACAGGAAAAATGATTTCTAACTCGGTTTTATATGATCTTCCCGTATGGCGGTTGCAGAGAGGAAACAGCGCTGTAATTATGGACCCTGTGGCGGGTGATATTGGTCTGATTGCGATATGCGACAAAGACACATCACTGGTAAGAAAAAATCGTAAAGAATCAGTACCTGGAAGCAAAAGGCGACACAGTAAATCTGATGCAATTTATCTTGGTGGGGTATTAAATATTGCACCTACTCAATTCATTGAATTTGCTGATGGTGCAATAAACATAACCACGCCTAACCCACTAAGTATTAAATGTTCATCGTTAAATATTGATGCTCCTGATGGAGTCAACATGAATACTCCTTTACTTAAAGTTAGCGGTGATATTCAGGATAACGCAAGTTCACAGTCATCTACTGTTAAAAATTTAAGGGACAACTATAACAATCACAAACATTCTGTTTCAGGTGTACAAAGTGGTGGAGCAACAATAAATTCCAATGCAACGGATAAACCGACATGACATACAGAACTATGCAACTGGACACTTCTACGTGGGACTTGACGCTTGACGGAAATGGCAATCTGGCGATCGCAGAAGAATCATATTCTGTTGCTCAGGATGTCGCCAGTGCGTGCCTGGTGTTTTCTGGAGAGTGTTATTACGACAATACGCTTGGGATTCCATGGAAGGCAGAAGTTCTTGGCAGGCGACCATCTCCTGGTTTTATTGCTCAGAAAATGCAGGCTGAAGCACTCAAATTACCTGTCGTTGAGGATGCTCTGGCATCAGTTTTCTTTGACAAGAATACACGCACAACTCGCGGCACAATCCGCGTTACATATATCAATGGTAATATTGCACAGGCCACCTTATGACGATATTAAATACGGCTGTTCCTGATGTAACCATCACTGAAAACGGTCTTTCAGTTCCCGACATAGCGGATGTGCTGGCGGGAAGACTTACAGACATGTCAACGGCTCTTGGTGGTGGTGCAAGTCAATCACTGAGTTCACCGCAAGGGCAGATCGCACAGTCTGATACTGAAATTATCGCTCAGGAATACGACAAGCTTCTTTGTTTGTTTAATCAAATTAATCCTGACTTTTCAACTGGCAGATTCCAGGACGGGATTGGCCGGATTTACTTTATGGAACGGATCGCTGCTCAGGGGACAGTTGTTACGGCAACATGCATTGGTCAGGTCGGAACGACAATCCCCGCGGGAAGCACAGCCATTGATACCAATGGATATATTTACCGGTCTATCGACATCGCAACAATACCAGCATCAGGAAGCATTGATGTTCAGTTTGTAAATAACACAACCGGACCAATACCCTGTGCAGCAGGTGCATTAAATCAGATTTACCGTGCAGTATCTGGATGGGATGCGATCACGAACGCGAGCCCAGGCGTTGTTGGCGTTGATGTTGAATCACGTATTGCATTTGAAACACGTCGCAAGCAGTCGGTCGCGAGAAATAGCCGCAATCAGGACGCATCGACACTATCTGCCTTGCTGGCTACGAATGGTGTGCTGGATGCCTATGTATGGTCAAACAGAACTGCAGCCACAGTAAATCAGGGAGCTACTAACTTCCCTGTGGTGGCGCACTCTATTTACATTTGTGTGTATGGTGGAACTGATGAGGATGTAGCGGAGTCAATTTTCCAGACGTACAACCCTGGAGCAAATCTGAACGGAGATACCTCGTACACGGTTTACGACAATGTTAACTATCTGCCTCCATACCCTTCCTATGTAATGCAGTGGCAAAAAGCAACTCCGACGAGGGTTTATTTTAGCGTTGAGCTGGATAGATCTCTTAATCCACCTAGTGATATCACATCACAAGTGAAAAGCATGATCGTATCAGTTTTCAATGGTGGTTATGATGGGATCGGGAAGGCAAGGATAGGCTCTACCATTAACGCCGCTAAGTATTACGCTCCGGTTATTTCAATATCACCTGACACCGTTGTGATTTTATCACTTGAAGTCTCCATTGATGGATCAGCCTATGGGCCAGCAATAACAATGGGTATCGACCAGGTTCCGACAATTCAGGAATCAGATATTACCGTAACTTTATCGTGAGGGGTGAGGCATGTGGGAAGACACAATACTTACCCAATACTCAGCAAGTAAAAAATTATTGTCCATCATAGACACATTTAACCAGGCAGTGAGCCTTGATGATTTCACTGAGGAATTCATTAAAAAGGTATGGGATTTAACTACCTGCGAAACATTCGGGCTTGATATTTGGGGGAAAATTGTTGGCATAAGCAGATATATTGTTGCGCCAATAGATAGCGATTCATTTGGATTTAGCGAAGCAGATGATGGGAGTACTGATTACCCGGCACCATTTAATAATTCTCCGTTTTACGGCGGCATTCAGGAAGCAACGAATGTCAGGCTTGGGGATGATGCTTACAGAACATTAATACTCTGCAAGGCTTTTACTAACATCAGTGTGGCAACCATTCCTGATATAAATAAATTTCTTAAAATACTTTTTTATCAACGAGGCAGAGCATATTGTGTCAATTACAGAGATATGACCATTGGTATAAATTTTGAGTTCTCACTTGCTCCCTACGAAGAATCGATTTTAACAAATTACGATGTGACTCCTGTACCAAGTGGAGTTCAGGTAAATATCAAACAAATTGTAAGCCCATACTTTGGTTTTGCTACAGATGCATATCCATTTAATGACGGCACATTTTATAGGAATTAAGCATGAATCGTTCTGACTCACCTAAAAAACAACCTAAGCCATTTGGAGTTAATGGACAGAGAGTGGCAATATTGCCAACCACCCCTGCAGGAGATAACTCAGCATCGTATGAACAGGGGTTTCCTCCAATAACAATGATCCTGAAATCTGCTGGCGGTTTGCCGCCAAAAGGCCAGGATATGAACCAAATTTTATACGAACTTTCGGCTCTTGGTAGATGGTCGAGCACCGGGGCGCTGAATACTTTTGATTCTGAATTTGCTTCGGAGATTTCTGGATATCCGTCAGGGGCGATGCTCATCTCGGACGATGGGGAAAGAATATTCATTAACACAACAGAAGGAAATCTATCTGATCCAAACAGCAATGGTGCCGGGTGGAAAGATATTCTTTCATACCTTGGTATTAAAAACGCATCAACAACACAGGTGGGTTTAGTCCGGTTAACGTCATCGCGGGTATCGGGTGCAGAGGATATTGCAGCCACAGCTAATGCTGTCGCGCAAAACTATACGGACATAAAATCTTTGCAAAACA